ATCCTGCACGTAACGGCTGTCAAAGTTGGAATAGCTATTCGGTTCCATCTGACCATTTACTCTGAACGAAATACTGCCATCTGTATTTCGCTGGCTGTATAACTGCCATCCCTGATCATCATCCAGTTCAATTACTGTGGGCCTGTTTACGTCGCCCCATAAATTAAACGTGGCTGTCATTGTCGAGTTATTATTACTCGTCAGTGAAAGCCGTTTCCCGTCACCTGCTCGTATGCCACCATTAGTGAGAACATCTACTGACATGTGCAGCCCGGAATTGTCGATATAACCGACTCGGGCATTATTGGCGTAAATACCCAGAACGCCGTCGCCATCCTGTTTAAACCCGGTATCGTTATCACCGAGCACAATTGAATTACCGCCCAGTGCATTGTCAGTACCAATACCCAGCGGGCCGTTAAGTCGCCCCCCTGTAATCGGCAATGCACCCACATCACCGGCTGTTGGTTTGTTTACGGTGTTGAAATCGCGTCGCCAGCCCGGAGAGTAATCACCACCGTTATTGATATACGTAAACTGAGCGCTGGCAACCCCTCCTCCTGACGTTGTTGTGGGGGTAGTGACGCGTATTGTCATTGCGCCACGAAATCCCATCACCTCAACAACTGCACCGGCCAGACAGATATTGCCACAGCCAGTATCCGTAATGGTTTTGTTGTCGGCGTAGCTCCATGAACCCCGACACATCCAGTACCGATGATTAAATACGCCTTGCGACTCCAGCCAGGAGATAAATTCTGCCGTAGTCCACGGATTGCTGTCACCTCCGATATGAATCCCGCTACTAAATGCCAGCGCCGCCCCGATATTCTGTGCAAATAACCCCTTGTCCGGAATGTCGGCGCCGTTCTGGTCTTTTTGCAGTGCGCCCGCAGCCAGATTTATCGTTTCGCCTAAACCAACGTTTTGGAGAAACAGCGGCTTATTCGGGATGTCCGCGCCGTTCCGGTCTTTAGCCAGCCGAGCATTCGCATTATCCATTGCAATTTTAACTGCTTTCGGCGTGGCGGACTGTGCCTCGCTGGTGCTGTCCACAGCATTACTGAGTTGTGTCAGACCTTTTTTATTCAAGGTGGCATCAGTAATATCCAGGTTCTCTCTGGCTGTTTTCTGAGATGATGCACCCGCAGCTCTTATTTCACTCAGAAGATTACCTTTTAATAATGCGTCTTTATTAATAATCGCTTTAATTGCAAGAGCAAGTTGATTAAATGCAGTTTTCTCAGGAGCAATACCAGCAGTGGTAAGCACGTTCAGTAATTCAGCCTGAACAATATTAAACCAGTCCTGACCAGGCCAGCTCGGGGAATTATTCCCGCCGCCCTCAGTAAACCAGCGTGTCGCGGAACTCTGCTGCGCTGCCGGTTTCGGCATGGCAGAAATGCCGCTGTTATTATCAAGATGAAACATAGTTAATCCTCATCAGGGTAGATGAATTTATAAATCTGGTGAGCCGGTTTGTATTTTTCCAGTAAGCATTCCAGCGCCCCGGAATCATAAACACGCAGAGGCGTCAGAACGTTATCAAGCACTGTGGCATTCCGATAAGTGACACTATTAAGCACATTAACGACAGTTGTATATTGCCCCTCGTCAGAATCGGTCAGACGGACCCTGTATCCATACTGCGCAACCAGCCATTCATAGAAACGACGGTTGAGACTTCCCACCATCCGCATTTTGTTTGCGGCGACGCTCTGTCGCTCACGCATAGTGCCGCTTTCAGATGTACAGTCCGGTAAACCGAGGAAATTTTCCCAGTCCTCAAGCAACATGACGGCTGTGGACGGAAAACGCTCCTTAAGCAACTGCGTCGCGGTAGAGTCGGCCTGTTCAACAGAATCACTGAGCGCCCACGATAAACGTCCGAGCGTACCGTATGGCTGTTTATTCCATGCCTTTCCGGTGGGTAATAAAGCCAGAAAGGCTCCCTGATAAGGGGAACGGGTTATTTCCACGTAATTACCCCCGGCACCAGTAATTCCGTTGCGGCAGAATACTGAATATCAAGCGGCTTACGGACGTCAAAATCATTCAGCCCTGTGACACCGGCAACAGAACGGATAATATGTGACGGAGCCATAGCGCCGCCCGGCGATGCCTCGTTATAAAATAAAGCCGTGAGCGACTGCCTTACCGCTTTCTGCATCGCTTCTGTATTCGGAGAAATATAAATCTCCATATCCACCGGCTTTCGTGTCAGCGCAAAGGTCGTAACGATGATTCCGTCAGGTTTTCCGACAATAAGCCCGGTTACTGGATCTGGATGGCCTGAAATATAATCATCAACACGGGTCACATCAGATTCAGTCGGGAATATATCGTTGTTATTGTCCTGCACAAACGTTACTCCAACCGTGCCGCCACCTTTCCATGTTGGCAGGCACCATGCGCGGGTTACGCCCGGAACTTCCCGCGCCCAGCGTACATAATCGTACTGATTGCCCCCGAACGGCGGATACTGAACGCGATATTCAAGCCGCGCCAGCAACTCTCCGGCGCTTTCAATATCAGCACCGCCAGTGATGCCCTTTATTGCAACAGCATCAGGCAGAACGTTAGCCATCGGCGTAATAAGGGAAAGAACCGTGTCGGCAGGGGTGTTACCGCTTTTACCGGCATTGACTGCCGATACTTTCACGGCAATATCACCGGCCCCACCAGAACTGGCGTCTTCCATGCTGACGAATACCTCACCATCAACTCGTTGCCAGCGTGTTCTGGCCGGAATGGTCACCGCATCCGTAACGGTAACGGTGATCTCCTCACTGGCCCGCGCCGCCTGTTTGCGACGAACGCCCCAGAACTGACAATGCTCAAGCAGTTCAGCCTCATCAGCGCTGCCGGGGATAATCTGACGGCTTACCCACTGAATGTGCTCATGACAGCCAGCGGCCAGCCCGGCCTGAGCATAGGCCAGCGCACTCAGCGTCTTCTCTCTGGCCTGCGGCCATGTTCCGGGCAGTCGCTGCTCAATGTTCTGCTCTGTGCGGGCTATTAAGTCAGACAGTCCCGGCGCGTTATATGGCATTTAAAACCCCGTTTAAATCAGTTTTAAAAGTGAACGGCTCAACAGAACCATCAGGCAATGTCAGCGTAATATCCAGCTGTAGCGTACCGCTCACGGGCTGGCTGGCCCCGACTGCGATGCGGGTGACACGCCCGGCATCTTTCAGCCACTGGAGCGACTCAAGCGCATAATCGGCGGCACGCTCCAGTACAGAGGGGAGCGTCTTCTCACGGGAAAGTAACCACAGACGTGACCCAATGGGACGGTTGCGGTAACTGTCTCCCCACCATCCGCGACGATCGCCATCGTTGCCGGGAAGTTCGTCAGAATCCTGCGCACGGCGATCGGTAAAAAGCGAAATAACAACCTCTGTCGTAAGGCTGTCGTCGGTCAGCATGTCGATCCCGTTCTGAGCGATATCGCCGCTGCCGTCTTTCCATACAATGGCTAAATCCGTCATAGCATCGGCCCCGTCATACCGCCACTGTCGCCTTTATGATTATGTTTGTCGGTGGATTTGCCGTTAATGATGGCGTCCGGTGCTTCAATATTGCTGTCAAACTGGCTTTTACCTTTAACGTTCAGTCCTTTCTGTATCTCCACGTCGCCGGTGTATATGGTTTTGGGCGTGTCCACCGTCATGCTCTCGTCTGCATAAATCTCGACGGTTTTACACGTAATAATCAGTCGTCCATCTTTCGTCAGGCGCATACGGTGGCCTTCATAGTGATACACACCGGTATCACCGGCAGTCAGCCCTGTAGGACGATAGCGACGGTCTTCAACAACCAGCGCAACGGCATGATCACGTTGTGCGCCGATGCAGGCGACAATGGCCTCAGAACCCGACAACGGGACGCTGATTTGCCCGTAATTGAGCAGGCGCTCCACGTCGTCCGGCTCCTCGTCTTCCAGCATACTGATCTGCACGTTCTGTGCCTTCAGCGCATCGTTAACCACATTGACCACGGCACGGCCCAGCATCAGGCGGACACGACGCATAAACGGGGCCATCATGCGACCAAATACAGATTCGTCCATCACGGGCGTTTCTCCGGGTGATTGCGGTAATATTCTTCGGCCAGCGCATCGATACCACCGGCACTGGCGTTGCTGCCTGAACTTTTGCCTTTACGGTCTTTTTCGACAGGAACGAGGAAACCGTCGCGCGGGGCCAGCGTAAGCGTGGTTTTAACACCTTCGCGATCGTCAAGGGTCAGCACCACTTTGCTCACCAGCAGCGGGCCGGTCTGAATGGCAAATTTCGACGCGTCGATTTCGGCCAGAATGTTTGGCATCCAGATTTGACCGTTTGAACGCGTCCAGCCGTCCAGTTGCGCCTCAAAGGTTACGGATTTTGCCAGGCGGCGACGCTGCTCACGCAGGGCACGGGCCGTGGCGCTTTGTGCATCAATCTTGCTGTCTGCAAGGATGATCATCGGGCGGTAACGGGTGATCGCGCTGTCCGTGGCCGTACCTTTCTGGCTGGCGATGGTACGGGCATCAACGGTGTCTCCGACCTTGCCGTTTGAGCGGCCATGCCCCTTGACGGTGTATTCACTGAACCGATCGCGATAGTCTTCATCAAAATCAACCGACAGCAGGTTTTCACCGAGTACGAGCCTGTCTGAGTGAGATTCATCAGCCCGCGTAAAGACCAGATCGCCAGCAGCATTACTGGTAATCAGCACTCCGCGAGCGCGGGCTGCGCGGCCTAGCGCTTCGTATACGGTTTCAGAATGATCAAGCGTGAAGCTGCTAAACGGGGCCGCTGATTCTGCGTCGGTAAGTTCCCAGCGAACGGCCACACCATAGGGCTGGCACAGGTCACGCGCAATCTGCTCCAGCGTCCGTTTCTTCCACTGACCGCCTTTATAGATCGCCGCACAGTCAATAAGATCAGCCGTTTTATCACGGCCTGCGATGGTGATTTTCATGCTGTCAGCGCCCATCTGGCGGCGACGGCCATCGGTGTAACCGGTAATGACTGTCTGCCCGTCAATGGACAACGTGAACGGCTTTCCCGGAGCCAGTGAGGAAAGGTCTGTTGAGGTCTGAACGTTAACGCCCAGGTCAAAATATCCGGCCATTGTTTCAATGGAACGATTGACCGTAACGGACGTCCAGCCCGAGAATATTTTCCCGTCCACTTTCAGTTCAACGTTATTCATCAATTACCTCAACCTCAACGCCACCGGGGACAAATAAAGGATTCTTCACGCCGTTCCTGCGGGCCATTCGCTGCCACTGTCGGCTGTTGCCCGTAACCCGATAGAGCGCAACCAGCGCCGGTTCACTGCGTTTCAGCGTTGTTGTGGTCACACCCGGCAGACGCAGCCCGCGATTGCGTAAGTCGTAAACGGTCAGCAACCGCATGTGAGTAATGCCGTTGCTGTCAGTTATGAAACCAGAATCTGCGGCCAGTAATGCGGCTGCGTCCATCTGCTCCCCGATTTCGAGCGCCACACGCTCAATGTCCGTGTAGCTCTCAAAAATCGGGTGGCTTTCGAACTGCACTTCATCTGTTGATATTACGGAGGCGCTGTTGCCGATGGTGGTTATGGTGTTTAACTGACTGCCTGTAACCGGTGATGAAACCGAACTGGTGCGGGATACGCTGGCGGAGATTTCCGGCGAACGCGGGGTTGTGCTCTCACTGTTGCTGCTCTCAATCGTCTGTGTCAGTACGCCACTGGCCGCAGCCGCCTGGCTAATCAGCGACGCATTTCCGGCAACGTGGAACAATGCGGCCACGTTGCCCACCGCAGCGGCGGGTTTATGGTTTACATCAATGGAAGACTGGCGCGATTTCAGATGTACATTAAGACGTCCGTATGCGCTGAACGCTGTCGAGGCATCCAGAATATCGGACAGGCCGGACAGCGCCCCCAGCACGTTGGCCCCGAGCATTGCGGGCTGATTAAGCAGCCCGGAAACCGACCCTTTCAGCGCAGACAGGGATGAAAGCAGGCTGTTAACATCCTGCAAAACGCCGACGTTCTCCACCGTGTCATAAATATCGTCCGCAACGCCGGTGATGGCATCGAGTACAGCTGCCGCCCCTGCGGTGCCTTCCTGCACGTACTGCCAGGCATCACTGAGCGTGTCGCCCAGCGAGCCGAAAAGGCTGTCTTTCTGGCTGCTCACGGCCGCAGCGGTATTTTGCTGTGATTCCGGTGCGTTGTCGGTGGCCGCAGGATAAATGGTGATCGTAAATTCAAAATAGTCTGATTCGTCGGCGTTATTGCGGCACTCCCACGTATCTACCATGACGCTGACAGAACCAAAATCAGGGTGTACCAGCTCGCCCGCGCCGGGGGCGTCAAGCGCTTCAATCAGCGCATCTTTCGCCTTGTCTGCGTTTTTCCCCAGCACACAGGCGGAAAAGGATCGCTCACGAAGTTTTCGACCAAGATCGTTCACGCCGCCCGTTTCCCGCAGGGGATACTCGCGCTTAACAATGCGACGTCCACCGCTTTGTTTTTGTTCCTTCAGGATAAGGAACGGCACGTTGCGAAATGTCCCTTGCCCCGAATCAGCACGTTTAAGGCCGAGAGAATCACGCACACCGTTAATACTGTTTACAGTGCTTTCAAACATTCGGGTCTCACCACGCTAAAAAGTTATTGCCGGTAAATACATCCATCCCCATACCATCCTCGTTGACTGTCGTACTGGTGATACGCAGCCCGTCCGCCAGTTCAACGCGCAGGGAGGCATTTGCACTGACTTTCTGCTCAGGCGGTGGCGTCTGGTCTTTCGGTTCATTCCACTTGCTGTAAAGGTCAGCCACGAAGCCGCCGAGATAATCGCCAACGACGCCCCCCAGCGTGGCACCGGCGACGGTGCCGAGCGGCCCGACAAGTGAGCCAATGGCACCACCAGCCCATGCACCGGCTGTGCCACCGACTGTACTGCTTTTGTCCTGAAGGGTGGCGTTATCATCAAGCAGAACAGGCGCGACAGCCGCCGCAGAAAGCAGAGGCCCGCCAAGCCGGGAGAACAGACGGCCACCGACTTTCCCCATCCATGACAGTGCGCCCATACCTTTTGACGCCACGCGGCCTATGGCACTGTTTGCAATAAGATGCCCGGTTGTTCCTAAAAAATTACTGGCGGTGCGACCAGCTCCGGCCACCATGCGGCCTGTACTGCTGTTTGCAACCGCTTTCCCGGCTGAGGTGAGAAGGTTCCCCGCAGTGCGTCCGGCTCCGCTGATTGCCTGACCGACGCTGCCGAATATCCGACCCGCGCCCCCGAACATCCGGGACATAAACCCGGCACGGGGGGCGACGACCGGCGCAGCAGGTGGAACAACAGGAACCTTACGGGAACGTCCACGATCGGGGCCACGTTTACGTTTTCCTTTCCCGTCGCCGCCATACACAATGTCACCACCGACCCCACCCACAGGCCAGTTAGTGACAAATACATGCTGGATAAGAGAAGGATTAGCCGTGATACCCGGCAGGGATGAGGCCGGGCCGCTGCCGCCATTGTTGCGGCCACGCCACCATCGGTAAGCGCGGTAAGGAGACGTCGCGGCCCGCCATGTCGGGCGAACGACAGCCGCGCCCGCACGCAGGGCTTTGTTTGCCAGCCAGACACCGCCGATCACTTTTGCCAGCGTTTTAAGGCTGACAATATTCTCATCGACCCAGCTCAGGGCGTTTTTTCCCCGCCTGAAGATAGCGCCACGTCTGCCGCGCCGTGCGTTGAATGATGTTAAAAGCGGTATTGAAATTACCCGCAAGCTGATCAGTGATGCGATCAAGTTCACTGAGACCGCTGGCGTCCGGGGCACTTACCCGGTCATACCATCCCAGCACATCGCGCAACTGGCCTTTGAGCCGTTCAAACGGCCCCTTGTTCATCAGCTTGTCCGCAAAATCTTCCCACACATCGCCCATTTGTGCGGTAAGCCCCGTCCAAGAGTTCATGGCATTTTTCTGTGCACCTTTGGCTTCATCGGACAGCGCTTGAAATAACTGGATGATGGACTTGATGCCCAGCTTGCCTTCTTCACCTTGTTTACGGACTTTTTTTACATCTTTTCCCCAAAGGTCAGCCAATACCTGATAAACGTTAATGCCGTACCCTGTAAGCAAGTTAGCGTCCGCCGCAGTGATTTGCTGACGGGAAAACATTTGTTTGAGCTGGAGTGATGCACCCTGTGCTGCACTTAAATCCCAGCCCTTGAGCGCTCCCTGATCCTCAAGCATGGTAATGAAGTTTTTCGTCTCATCATCACTCATGCCGAACGCTTTAGACGAAACAAACTCCTGCATGACACCGGTCAGCCCCCAGGTGCTGTCCTTCGCGTTCTGGATGGCCCACTGCATCATTTTGTCGGCGTGCTCTTTATCACCCTTGTACAGTGAGTTCAGCGCAATACGCTGGTTTTCTCGGGTGGAGGCAATGCTGATAAAGAGTTTATTGGCCGTGTAGCCCATCCCGGCCACGCCCAGCGCACCGGCGGTCAGAGTCCGAAATGTGCCGGTGGCGGATGCCCCGAGCCTGTCGATGGAGTCAGAAACGCCGATAACGCTGCTGCGTAATCCGCGTAAAGCAGTCTGGCCGCTGTGGGCCATTGAGGAGAGGTTGCCCGCGAACTGGCGGGAGCGCTGGGCAATGTTGCCCATCAGATCAATGATGATGGAGGCGCGTAAACGTTGCCCGGCCATAATTCAGTCCTGTTTTAACGGTTTTTCGTGATTGCCTCTGCCTGTTTGCAGTGCCGGAAAAAACGGGAAAGCGACAGGGACAAGGCCCATTCCGGGCCTCCTTTAAGGATGATGCCTATCGCGATCGCCGCTTTTTCAAGGTCATTCCGACACCGCAACCACTCGCCCCCGGTCATTACTCAGGGAGGCGGCCATTGCCATATCGCGCAATTCCGTCGCAATGGACAGGCGCTGGAAATCCTGCTGGGACAGGGATTTGAGAAGATGCAGCGGCAGCGGACCGTTAATGCAGCCCACTTTTGCAATCTGACGACGCAGCATTTCCAGACCCATCAGTGCCGGAGAACTAACCAGCACCGGGCCTTCTTTTGTCATAACCACTTTTTCTGAGGCAACCTGCGCATCAATCAGATCACCGGCACTCAGCTCGCGAAAAGTGACGTCAAACTGCATCTCTTTGTCATTGCCGGTGCCGAACGGCAGACCATCAATCAGGCAAAACGCGTTGTTTTGTAGCTCGCTGATAATGCTGTCGTGGAGTTCCTGGGCCTCCGGGGCCATTTCAGTTTCGTTTTGCATATTGCCTCTTTACGCAATGCGTTTGCTCTGTTTAGCCATAAAGGTAATGGAGATTTCTCCACCATCGTTTTTCGGTTCATCGGCCTGCCATGCGTTCGCCAGCATCCAGGTTTCTCCTGTATCGGCCTCAAACTCGACGGTGATATCCGTCCAGTTAATCACTTCATCCAGCCCGATATCACCGCCGCCCGGAATTTTGCATTCCACTTTTGCGGCGCGGGGTTTGCCTTTCCAGCCGTACACGCGGGAGCCGGTAACCTCCTCGCGTGTGGTTCCTGACGGGGTGAATGACGCCCCCTCAAGAGACTCAAGTTCACGGCCATTGACGCGGATGAACGCCACGCCCTGACGCTGATTTCCTGCCATAAATCCTCCTTACAGGATGAAACGGATCTGCGCCGCAAAGATGCGGAACTGGTTGATAAGGTTCGGGCCGCACAGTACGTCAAGACGGTCTTTATCGTCTTTGTTACGCACAACGTAGAGTTCGTCTTTATACGTATCAAAGTCTTCAACCAGCCCGGCAGTTTCCCATTCGGTAAACAGCGCCAGCAGCTCGGCCTTAATAATTTTCGGCGTCACAATCGGCTGACCGGGTGAGATAAATGTCCCGTCGTCTGCCAGCTTGTGGCGCGGGTATTTCTGCTGGATACGCAGGCGCAGCGAGTAACGCAGATAACTCAGCGTCGCGATGGTATTCACGTTCAGGTATGACGGGTCGCTGTCGCCGTACTTGTTGGTGCGGTACATCGTGATAAGGCGTTCAATCTGCACCTGATCGCCGTCATCAACGGTGAACGTTGAAATGCCGTCAAACAGCAGAGCATTGCGCTCGCTCCACTGGAAACGCTCACTCATTTCTGGCGGCATCAGTCCGGGAACGGTCAGTGTCTGGAGCGGACGGGCCGGATCAATTGACAGCGCCTGTGCTGCTACCGCGCAGATACTGGCGCACCAGATGTATTGCGGTTGCGGCGTTGGCGGGACTCCCATGCAGCTAATCAGGTGGTCGTTACGGCTAATCCCAAAGTTTGTGATATCGCCCAGCGAGCCGTGATAAGACGTTACGGCGAAACCATCAGCCTGGTTGACCGGTCCCCATCGCTCCTGAAGTTCAGTACGCAGAAGATTCAGGTTCGGTTCATCCAGATACGGCATAACAATGTATTTGTACTGGAGTTCACCGAGCGCGGCGATGGCCGGGGCAATATCCGGGTTGGACGGAGTGCCTGTCGGATACGTTACCTTCGTCACGATCCCGCCAGGGATCGCTTCCTGACGATAGTAGTTCCAGCGCACATCAGTCACCGAAGAACGCCCTGTAAATTTTGCCGTCAACTTCACATCAGCATGTGAATCATCAGCACCGTCACCACCCGCATCCGGGACAACCTCCGCCTTCACCGGCAGATCGCTGTTGCTGTTAATTAATGCCGCAAGCGCATCTGCGATATTCGCACCGGTATCCCCCTTAAGAACAGCCACAGGCAGACGAACGCCTGCGACGTAGGTGACAAGTACGCCGTTTTCCGTTGCCGTGCCATGCAGATTAATTGTGGCAGCGGCAGCATCACCAGTACCGTTGCCCTGGGCGATGCACCACAGCTCGGCCACGCGATTAATATCTATAAATGCTTTCGCCATCAGGTGAAGCATGGAACCCTGACCGAACGCTGCAGCTGCCTGTGACGGAGAGAAGATGCGCACGGGCTTGTTATTTGGTTCCCCCGCACCAGTGGTGTTGCTCTGGCCGAACATCAGCACACGCTGACGCGGTGCAGGAGTACCACTTACCGCATTGCTGTTATCAAACTCGATATACGTCAGAGGAACGCGCAGGTTTGTCGGGATTTCATTAAAGGAAATGTCGCTCATTTCGCCTTACCACCTTTCTTTCTGGTTTCAACCACCACATCACCGGCAGCAACACGTCGTAGCCAGTATGCGTTCCGGGGTTTTCTTTCACCCTTTGCGCCAAGCAGTTGCATGGTGCGGGGATCACGCACGGACTTACCCGGCGCGGGTTTTACGGTAAATTCACTCATTGGCTTTCTCGTTAACGTGGATGTGTGCGGCAAACTCAGGCGTTCCGTCCGGGTACTTCCAGGTCTGCCAGTGGCGCTCGTAGTCGTCCAGTGAGGACAGGTTCGTTTCGTTCGGCAGCGGCGTAATGCCGCTGAAATACAGGCCGTACAAAGCAACACCGGCATTACCCTGTGCGTCGGTATAGAGGTTCTGCCCTTTGGTGGCCCTCATGCCTGTTGTGTTACCAAATTGCCGTGAACTGTGTATTCCGGCGACAAGGCGCTCAACAATCTGATACACACCAAGACGATTGGCCTGACGGCCATTGAGCATGTCGGCCACTACATAGAACACCCAGCGGCTTTCCACCTCACGACGCGTTTTACCTTCACCGAACCCCAGCCAGGCCAGATATACGGCGGGGGGACGGGCAAGTATTCGCCGTATATCGATATCTGACCAGGTGCCTGGATGAGTATCGATCTGCTTAAGCGTGGACCCGAAAAGCTCCTGGACACGCGCCAGCAATGCGGTTTCAGTTTCTCCGATCATCAGATAAACCCTCGTTGCTGGCGTGAAAATACAGGCTTATCAGATTGCACCTGAGCCAGATTTTCACTCTCCGGCGCGGTGGACGTGTCGACATCAACGCCCAACGGGGTCTTACCGTCACGCACACTTTCCAGCCAGCGCACAGCGTCTTTATAGCGCTGTATAGTCTGGTCGGTTGCCCGCATATCGTTCATCAGATACCAGGCAATAACGCAGCATTGCTGCGCCAGCGCACCCGGCACCACGGACAGCGGCAATGTGTAGCGGGCCGAGATATAGCTATCAATCAACGCACCGGCATCAGCCAGCGCAATTTCAATCAGAGCATCATCAGGCTGGCCGTCTTCGGTTTTATCGCTGGTAAGCAAATCCAGATTGCGGCGCTGATAGCGCAGACACATATCGCTGACTGTGGCGTAAATCATTCTGCGGCGTCCTCTTCCAGTGCGGCTTTAAGCTGTGCCGCCGAGATGTTTTCACCCAGCACACCGGATACCGCCGCCACGCGGGGCGCACCGCTCTGTGTGAAGTGGTCAGCATTTGCCTTATCCAGTGTGGCTACCGCGTCACGGATACGGGCATTCAGGCCGCCCACATCCAGAACGTCCATCCCCCCCGGTAGAGCATCCGGCGGCACTGGCGCTTCAGATACCAGTGAAAGCACAGGGTCGGAACGCAGGATCGCCAGTTGTTCTGGCGAAACATTTTCCAGGGTGTTTTTGCCGCGAACGAACGCGAAACCGGCGCGGCGATACACCGGGCGCGAACATTTGACCACCACGCCGCAACACAACGGGCCAGCCTGCCCGCAATCAGTACCAGCGTTGTCTTTAAGTTGCTCAGACATGACACAGAATTCTCCCTTTAAACGATGTTAAAAGGCGGCCTGAACCGCCTTTAATGCGGGCTTACAGGTAGTCAGCGACAACCAGCTTCAGCTTGCCTTTCATTTCGTTGCTGGCGGTGCCGTTCTGCGTGGTGATCAGTTCACGCTCAAGCAACTGCGTGGCGGCTTTTTCCAACTGAGTCGGAACCACCAGATGTGTCGGTTTCAGCCCCAGCTTTTTACCGCCATCAGCGTTGAAACCTCGCATCATCTGCCAGCCTGTCCAGAGATTGTCGAGGTTCAGATCTGCCTGCATGGCAACAGCCATTTGCCAGAATGCAAAACCAACGGCACGACGGGCGCTGGCACCGAATAACACCTCGTTCTCCATAAAGACGTGGTCGTCATCAATTTTGGTTTTAGTGACCAGTTCAGCTTTGCGACGATCCTGGAAAATGAGTGGTTTCACAGCTCGGGAGCAGTCAAGCAGATACCACGGAGTGCCTTTCCAGTCTTCAGCCTGTTTGAAAATATTGCTGACATTGACAGCATCACCGGTGCCATCCACCTCCGGGTAAACTGGGTGCTCGGCGTCAAAGAAATTCTGTCCGTCATAGCAGGGCTGGCTAAATCCCTCTTTCAGCAGACTGAAAATCAACTCATCCGGCTGCACACCTGCGGCGCGTCCCATTTCCGCAAAAATAGGGCCATACACTCCCAGGTTGTCATCTTCAAAGTCATCGCGCGGAATGCCGACAGTGCCCTCATAGGTTTTGTTATTAATGACATAACCATGCGCCTGCATCTGCTTGATCACGCGCTTGCCAACCCACTCACGCAGCGACGGGAACTGACCCAGCCAGCCGTAGGTGTTCGATTTGGATGAGGAGGGCACCGTCATTGCAATTTGCTGGTACTGCGATGGCGCAGCTGTGAGACCACCCTGAAAATCCTTACGGAAGGAGGTCATCAGGGCAGTGATACTTGCCGGGGTGATGATCATGCGTTTTCATCCTCTTTGAGTTTCTGATATTCCGCATCGGTCATGCCGAGCGCTTTAGCTGCTGCTTTCTCATCGGCTGACAATGCGGCCAGACCTTCTTTCCGGGTGTCCGGGACTTGCACCGTTAAGGTCTGCATTGCCGTCAGTGCCGCAATCGGCTGTTTTTTCTCCAGTTGCGCCGCCAGTGCGGCAACGCCAATTTGCTTACCGAGTTGCTCGTGATAACCGCGCTCGCTTTTAAAAATGCGGCCTTCCTGCTCGGCCTTATCCAGAACGGCGCTCAGGCTGACCGTTGCACCTTCCGCTTTGGCCTCTGCCAGCTCCTGACGCACGGCGTTATAGGTTTCAACCGGTACGTATCTGGTCAGGTCAACGCTGTCACCAGCGGATTTGGCTGCGCTCAGTTCCGCAGAAAGGGTTGCCACTTTGCCCGCATCCGTTTTGAGCGTATCCAGCGCCGACAGAGCTGCTGTGGCCTGTTCATCAGTCACGTCGGCATTTTCAGGCACGGTAATGCCCAGACGCGCCAGCAACTGACGCAGCTTTTCATTCATGGGAGTCTTCTCCTGTTGGGGGTTGTCAGAGTCGGGAAGCGTGGCCGCAAGCGCCGCCAGTTTTTGCATACCGGTTGCGCCGGGGTCATTAGTGAGCGCCGCGAAACGGATTTGCAGCACGTAACCTGTTGCGCGGTCATAAGGGAAAACGGCAGACAGATAGCCGAACTCTCCGGCATCGATGCGCTGTTGTGCCGCTGCCGTCCAGCGCGGCTTAATGAACAGGCCTTCACCTTCGCGCCACTGCATTTCATCAGCGTTAAACCAGCCCGCAGCCGCCAGTTGATCTGGCGTCAGACCTTTGTCCTTGCGCAACTGGTTGTGCTCATAATCAATGAGCACGTCCTGACCGAGCGCACGAACGTCATCAATCAGACGTGTGGCAATTACACCATCAATGAACCAGCCTTCGCCGGTTTCCACATCGAACGGGCGGCCATCGCGGGCGCTGAAATGACCAGCGGGCAAAAGCTGACACCAGCCATCAGTGATGGAGAGTGAACTGAGGACAGCGATGCCGATTGCGATTATGTTTCGTTTCATGGCCTGCTCGTGTTGTTGTCGGAGAGGCCATTTTCAGGGGCAGCGGATATTGGGTGGGGTTATGGAACTTTACTAAGTGATGCAGGGATGTGGGCGGGAAACAGAACGTTGAGCGGAAACAAGATATCAGAGCGCGTTTAAACCCCGTTCAAAAGCGCACACAGGCGTTCAAAAGATTTCAAACGCCTCATGGCATAGCGTGATTGCGTTCAGGGGGTTACAGCGCCTTTGGCGCGTTTTTCAATGGCCGCATAAATATCCTGGCGTCCTGGCTTATCCAGACCCATATACGGACGGGGTTTAATCGCTGCCGGGCCAGGTGCCATACCCGGTGTGCCACCCCACTGATGAATCGCTGCGTAAATTTTGGGGGAACCAATCAGGGCATAATCCGGACCGTAATCCGTTGTGATGCTCCGGGCCAGATCGCCGTGCAACGTCAGTATTTGCCCCGGAATATAACCATGATCCTCTCGCCACGCCAGATAAGGGTCACTCCATTGCGCCCAGTGCTGGCCCGTTACCGGGTCAGCCTGTTTTTCAAACGCCTGCTCTGTGGAGGATAACAACGCCCCCGCAGCAACGCGCGGAATGTCGCTGTCGTTCGCCATTTCGCCCAGTTCTTTAAACGCGGTCTGAATGCGGCGAATATCCAGTACCACGGCTAAATCAATGCTCATTAATTGAACTCCAGAGGGGGATACAATATACTGGAATCAGGAAAAGGTGCTGTACGCTTAACGGTAAAGTCGGTGTCAGCCTTCGGGGAGCACGTATGCAGGTTCGATTCCTGCCAGCACCTTAATCCACTTTTCCTTCCAGTACTTCTATTTTTCCACCCGCAATATCTGATTTTATGTCGTTAATATCTGGCAACCGGTATGCGTTGATCAGAACGTCAAGCAGATCAGCCTGGCGTTTTATTGCATAGGGGGCATTGACTACTACTTTCGCCACGCCATCGCGGGCGCTGACCAGATAGATCAGGTTTTTATGCACGTTATCCCACAATACCGCCTGTGGCGCGGCCATCAGCGCAGGTAACACCTGCAGATCTTCCGGCAGCAGCGCCACACCGGTTCTGTGGTGTTTCGCACTGTCGGCGTGCATCAGACTTTTTTCACTCATCACAAGCAGGCGTGACGGCTCATTCCCGGTACGCTGACGCACGGCGTTCGCGACGCTCTCGGTCATGAAGCCCAGCGTCTGAACACCGTGACCAGCGCGACGGGTATCCATCAGACGTCTGGCCCAGAGTGAAAATGACAACTGACGCTCACGGCTGTTGTTCAGCGACTGGACAACCTGCTCACGCAACTGCGCATCGCGGGTTTCCACCAGTTTGCGGATCAACGCCTGGTCAGTACCAAATGCCGCCGAACCCGGATTGTATGACCAGCCCACATCCGGCGTCATTTTCACGCGGCCATTGTCAAATGTGGCTGAGGTGGTACGGAACAGCTCCCCCGTGGTTTCATCGACACCGGCGTCCACATCGTGGGTATGCACAAACGATGCGCCATAGCTGACTTTCAGCCCCATAGATTTCATACGCGCAGCAGATAAGGCACGAACGCGGCACCGGCATTCCCAGCCATTTGGCGGGTAATGCGTCTGCCAGAACACATCATCGAAACGAAAAACCATCAGATGCAGTTTTGCGTGTTCAGGCCGCGTTCTGCTGTCCATCACCGCGACGTACTGCCAGAACGGGAACTCATCCACGGTATTCATCATCTGCGCATAACGGCCCGCGTTATATGCCGTGCGGGTGTTCACGTTGTAGATGGTGGCAAGGCGGCGCGGACTCCCCAGTTGGATCTCTTTTGCGTTGCCGTCACCATCAACCACGATCTGTTTTCCCCACCATCCCAACTTTTGCAGGCGGGGCGTCAGCGTCCGGGTGAACTCCTCGCGGGTAATACCATCATTAATGGCTCTGTCCACTTCCTCCCGGAGAGTATTCAGCACATCAAGACGCGCCGCCTTTGCCACAGTAAAAGCGCGGGCGTGGGCGTCGGTCAGTTGTTCATACCAGTTCCAGGTGATGTTGTGTCCTTTAGCCCGGAAGTATGCCACGGCCTCTTTGGGCGGCAGACGGGCGGCATACGCCAGATCAACGGTCTGTGGCATCGAGACGCCCCCACAGGTCAGCCACAAAGATAGCCCGTGTAAGAACATCAATCAGCGCCGCATCATCCATCTCCGGGTAAAGTGCTCCGGCCTGTTGCAGGGCGGATTCCGGCCCGTCTTTGATAATGGTGGCAATCAGCGGCCTGAGCACCGGATCGATGGCGTTCTGCAATTCATCCGGCCTGATACCAGCGGCCATTTGATCCGGCGCGTCCTGCTCAGGATGCTTTAGATCCTCTGCGGAGAGAGACGCCTGACCCGGCGCGACAAACGGTTCAGCCTGTGCGACAGTGAATACCGGCTCGTCACCGTTAGGCTGCGGAATATTCAGTTTTTCCTGTATCCACGAAACCGGCACCGGCATCCCTGCGGACAGTTTCGGGATGGCGTCAGCAAATACCGCGATGTCCTCCGGTTCGCTGATATCAAAATCAATATATGGCAGGCGACGCGGATCAACCGGGGTACTGCTGTTCAGGGCCAGAATGGGGTACAGCACATCACGGTTAAGGCTGCGGCAAAGTTGCACCACATCAGCGTTACGAATCTCGTGCCGTACTTCATTGTGTACTTCACCCAGAGAACGTGCGCCTTTATCTCCGGCATCGGTGGTCAGCGTACCGCCAAGAATCGCTTTTGACTGTGATTTCTCAGCCCAGACTATCATTGCAAGGAAGGGGTCAGCCTGACCGTCAGCCGCGCTCTGAAAATCAAGTGTCATCCCCATTGGGATAATGCCACCGGCGCGACGACCAATATCCATTACCGCCTGCATTAATGTCGCTTTCTCACGGGCCGTGGCACCTGTCGGATACTTCCCGATGCGCATAGGCAGGCCGTAAATCTCCAGGAATTCAGCAAAGTCGCGAACGCTGTAGTTTTTAAAGATGAACGGCCATACCAGAGTACGTACCAGCCCATACGTACCGACATAACCCGTCCGGGATTTGGCCTGATGCCGGAACCAGCCGAACGGCTGTAACGCGACACCTTCATAGCTGCCATCGCGCAGGCGTAATTCATGCAGATTGTCCGGGTTAGCGCAGAACAGCCCGGCATCCCTGTGATGCAGGGCAACAGGAACACGCATTTTCCCCAGCCAGCCCCATTCGATCTCCTGCATCGAGTAGCCTTTCAGAACTGCATCGCCTGCATCAAAAATACCGTCTTCGAACCATGCGGCGTCACGCAGCAGTTCGTCGAGCATTTCGGCATCTTTCTTTTCCTGCGCTGTGGCGTTCTTCGGTGGCTTGATGCTCCACTGGAGGGACTGGATTGCCAGACGGCGTTTACTCAGTTCGGAAAAGATATGCGTGTCTTTCTCTTCCATATCAAACGCCAGATCCGCCTGTGCGGTCAGGTCGCCGCGTTCGGCATCGCGCAGCAGCTGCGCGGCGCGGTTCGGCGTGATACCGCTCGACGGGTGCTCCTGCGTGCGCTTCATCACCAGTGACAGCGCTTCCTGCTCTGTCTGTAATCCATCGTCAAAATCGAACGGCTGACCGGTTAAATCAACAATCTGGCCCATTACCAGCCTCCTCGTTCAAAACTGTGATATTCATCGTCGTGATCGTCTTCGTTGTAATCGTCTCGGTTACGTGGTGGGATGGCCTGCACGCTGTCTTCATCAATCGTGAAACCATTCATGAACGATGCCCGAACGGCCATGCACAGTGCCACGGCGCTGTCACCGTGGCGGCGGTGCTTACCGTCAGTGTCTTTTGTACGACCTTTATCAATCTGCGGGACACCGTTAACGACCTTGATTTGCAGCAGATCGTCAAGCGTGGTCTGGTGGCGGGCGATGGTGAGACTGAATGCTTCAAATTCTCCCTTAAGTTTTGGCATCCACTCCTGATACCAGTTCTGCGAGAGGTTGACGCAGTCAATCATGTCCGGCCCGTAAATCAGACGTGCCGCTTCGGCCAGATAGCCGCCGTTGCCGGTTGCATCGAACGCGGCACCGATAAAGCGCGGCAGGCGGGCCAGAATAAACAGCATAATCTGGCGCTGCTGGTCATACGTCATGTTGCGCAGTTCAACGCGAAACGCCTCGCGCTTACGCAGTTCTGCGGTGATTTCCAGCGGGATAAAAACAGTCAGATCGCCTTTACGGGCAAAGTCTTCCCCGAAGGCGTGTTTATGATTCGGATTCAGCGCGGCCAGCAGCGGCGCGAGTTCTTTTTCGCACCAGTCCAGGGTGATTTTTTCACGCGTGGCCGGGGACAAAGATTCGAAGTTATCAGGAGCTTCAAAGCGCAGAATCGGAATATCACGCTCCTGCGTCATGGCCGTTTCAATCAGTACGCGGCTGAGGTACGCGCCCCCGGATTTCTTCGGTATACAGCCGTATTCTTCGTCGGCATCCTCTTTTGACGTGGCGTTTTTATACAATCCGTCCCGCCACGCCTTTTCCGCTTCCGGCGTCCATTCCTGACCGGTGACGTAACAGATGCGGCGATACAGACCGTCAGCGATGGCATCATCCAGCGTGATGCGGTGAACGCTGTAATCCTTGCGACCTTCACGGGCATCCTGAATGTACTGATTAAACAGATTATCGACGCCGTTATGCGTGGAGATAATACGCACGCGTGCGCCCCACATGGTGAGCGCAAATGCCGCTTTTAACAGCTCGTCGAGAGATTCATGGAATGCGGCTTCGTCAATGACCACATCACCCTGAAGACCGCGCAGGTTTGACGGGCGGGAGGACAGCGCCTGGATTTTAAAGCCGCTGTTAGGAAACCTGATCATATAGGTCAGGATTTCCTCGTTTTTGTCGCTGTCCCAGAACGTCTGTTCCCAGACATCGGCCTTCGCCAGCTGGTTAAAGGCGCGGGCAAACAGCGCACAGGCGGCGATGTATTCCAGCGCCATTTCCTGTTTGGAGCCTACATAAAACACGTTACGGCCACCACGGCGACGTGGCTTCGCCGCCGTCATTACGTTGCGACCCGCTTCAGCCCAGGTTAAACCAGAACGGCGTGACTTTTCAGCGATACAAATCTGGCTTTCGTCTTCGAACCACCTGCGTTGATAACCAAGGAAAACAGCCTCGTTAGCTGGCTGGGCGCTGGCAATATCGGTAACAATATCGACGCCGAGTTTAGTGGCTTCTTCCTGAAGGTCGATTTTACGGGGTTCAGTAAGCGCGACCAGATTTGGGGCTTTCTTCACTTTGGCCGCCATAATCACGCCTTCCCGAGCAGCACGTTTCGAATACGCAGCTCCAGTTCTTCGCTCATGCCATCCTGACCGCGCAACTCTTCAGTGACCGCATTTGCCGCTTCCTCGGCAAATGCCTGGCGGATCTCTTTTTCGCGCTTATGACTCGACATAGCGGTGGATTCGAGGCGCTGCGCCGCCAGCATGGCGTTTTTCAATAAGTCGATATCGACGGCCGCTTCCGGGTTTTCAATCTGCTGCATCATAGCCTTAAACAACTGGCTGCGGGCCATCTCCAGAATCAGCTTTGTGGTTTCGCCCATTGGCTTGTCGCCGAGTTCGGCAGTGAGCGCCGTCGTCATTTCACGCATTTGTCGCAGGTTATGTCCTACCTGTTCGACATTGGTTGCATAGCGGTTCAGCCCGGAGCGTGACAGCTTCATATCTTCCGGCAGACCGGCGTCTTCAATCAGCGCGTTAATCTCTTCAAGGATCTGCGCCTGCGGAAGGGCCTTATCACGCAGCATTTCATGCAGCGTTTTACGCACGTTTTCCGGCAGTAAATCCACTTTTGAAGCCCGGCCACGGGTGGGTTTCTTTTCCATCAGATCTCCTTAGCGGGCGCGCGGGCGCTTCACGCCAGAAACCTTCGCACGGCCTTCGGCAACGTCCTGACCGCGACCAGTGATAGTGACGACATAAAAGCCGCTCAGGTTTTCGACGGTGACAAGGTTCTGCTCGGCCAGCCAGTCAATCTGGCCGCGAACCACATCACGCGAAACGTTATGGCCGTAAGCATCCAGACAGTCCTGGAGGATGGATTCATTAGCCTCGTTGTTGCAGTCGAGTAACGAACGCAGGATCACAAGTCGGCGGTCTTCGGTCAGAATGTCGTTAATCATCGTTTATTCCCGTTTACGGCGTTTTCGAGCAGTAGTTCAAGCTGGTGTGATATGCCTTTCATGGTGCTTGTAAGCACTTTTACTTCTCCGGCCATATCAGCCATACGCAGGCGCATTTCATGCATATCCTCGGCCCCCGGCGCGTTGGCATAGCGTGTTTCCATTTCGGTCAGCCGGTTCTCGATACGCTCCACGCGTTCGGTACTGGCGAACGTGCGCCGTATTGCCCACCATGCAATCCCGCCAACAGAACCGAGCAATGCCAGCGCATAGGGCCAGAGGCCAAGAATTGCGTAATAAGAATCCATGCGGTTATTTCCCTGCACGACAGTGGTGACAGTGTGTAGCCATCGGCTGAATGGTCAGCACATCAGGCGCTAAAGGTCTGCCACAACCGGCGCAGACTCGCGGCGGATCGTATGCCGCCACACGGGGACACGTTGACGCGTCACCCTGCCAGTATTCACGGAGTAGCGCCTGCGCCGCCCCGTTCTGGTCTTTGTTCATATAATTCCTTTCTCCTGTCGTCCTGCTCCCGGATTGATGCCTTATCGCGGTTGCACTGGCCCAGCGCCAGCAGCAGGTCGGCATTCCAGAACAGCGATGCGCGATACGTAAACGGTAAAGGCATCGCGGGAACCGGTGTCTCTTCGGTCAGCTCGGTATCAATCTGCGGAGAAATGACCACCGGGAGCGCGGGCGTATTGTTCGAGCCTGCGCAACTCGTCAGCAGCGGCAGAAGGAACAAGCCGATCGCCGCAATCATCCTGCGCTGTAGCGGCGCTGATAGTTTGTTTCGCTTCATTACGTTGATTCTCATCAATGAGGCGTGCGGCGCGGTTTGCTGCACGGATGGCGGAAAACACCTGCATGGTCTGTTCCTGCCCGTGCAACAGCCACTCAGCGGTATTTCGGGCCTGTGTCTGGATTTGAAGATCACGGGTCAGTTGCTCATTTTCACTCTGTGTCAGAACGGACTGGCGCCAGACATAACCTGTAAAAAGACCCAGCCCCAGAACCAGAAAGACGATTGCTTTATCACCTGAGGTCATCCGGCCCCCTGACGTTCCAGATAGCCATTTCAACTTCACGGCGGTTCATCAGACCTTTCCACTTATGGCCCGCAGCAAAGACCCACCGGGCCATCTGGTCACGCGCACCGGCATAGTCGCTAACGTTCAGCTTTTTAAGCAGGGTTGAGGAGGAGAACGCACCGGTGCCGGTGTTAAAGACGAATGTCGCCAGCGCGGTACGCTGGTAATCCGTGAGCGGCACTTTAACGAGGCGATTAATCGCGGCATAAACCGGCTTTAAATCGCTGTCGAGGAGATCCATACACTCGTTATGGGTGTAATGCTTCCACACGATATCCGGCCCGGTGTGGCCCACACAGACGGTCAATACCCCGGCCACATCGTAGTAAGGCTCATAAGCGATATTTTCGAGGTGAACCAGCGTCTGCCGGGTCATCTCCTGATAACCGCCCATACCACCACCGGCAAGTGCAGCGGCAAGCAGGGTTGCTTTCAGCTTTTTGGGAATTCCTGGCATCGTTTTGTCCAGTCTGTGAACCGGACGCCAGAATAAGAAATGTTCAGATTAGAAAGGGATTATGGTGCTTTAGAACAATCCGCACCCTCAGGCGCAGCGATTGTTTCAGGCATTCAGGAAGGGAATAAATCAGGCTGGCGTCGGCGAGTGTGCAGCTGGCGCTGACGGGCGATAATCTGATAAATCTGCGGCTGGGAAAGGCGGTGAGCACGACGCAGGTCTTCGATGTTACGCCCGTTAAACTGGCAGTAAATCAGATCGTCGCGCAGCGCTGTTAACATACTGCCGCCGCACGGGATGTAATACTGTCGCCCGCCGAGGTAATGTGACAGCGCCAGCGCCTGTTTGCGGGCCAGCGTTCGCGGATCGTCAGAAATCCCCTGGCGTTTTAACTCAGCTTCAAGGATATCAATCAATTCAACCAGCGAACGTGGCCAGCGTGACTCTAAATCGGCGGCGGGAATACTGTCCATATGCGCCAGCAGTTGGCTCATGTTCGGGTCATGCTCAAACATATCTGTTTGTTGTTCTGTCATGTAACCTCCTGATCTTTTGTACAGTTGCATGAAGATTATACAAAAAATCCCACAACATGGCGGTATTTCTTCAGTATCAGTTTCGTTTGCACTTGTAAGCCTTGAAAAACTTCAAATCATCACGGATGTAGAGATTTTTACCCGTTTTATCGACAATAAAATATTTAATCACGGCTGGGTTTTTTGTCCATTTATACAAGTAATCAGTCCCCTTAACCTTCTCGTCTTTATCTTTATCATCGACCGTGCCTTTTTCCAAAATCACATACATATCGCCGGTATTCAGGTCTGTCCATGAGTTCATGTCAACACCCATGTGCATACGGATACCGTTGCACGTCCAGAAGCCTGACGCGGGGTCTTTTTTCACAGGTTCGCTATCATAATTTTCAGCTTTTGATGGGTGTTCCTTCAGATAGGCTTCCGCTAATGCATCAACACCATCGTCGCTATTTGCAACAGCCGCTGTTGAGGTGGCTACCAGTCCCATCACTGCTAATCCCATAACCATAAAGGCTTTCTTCATCATTTTTCACCATGAGTATGATTATTATCAGAGGGGTTATTTTGGCATGTCGGGGAATGTTGTACATAAAAAATCCCGCTCACAGGCGGGATTTTCAAATTAATATGAATGTTTGCGGTATTGCTCGCACGTTCGTTCGTAGCTCAGTCCATAGCCTTTGGCGGGAAGTTTTTCCCGCATACAGCGCATATGCCAGCGCTTAAGGCTTTCCAGTACGGTTGATGCCTGATCACCTCGCAACCACTCCAGGCTGGCGACACCTTCGCCGCCGTTCTTAAGGCGCGTAATGCGTCTGACAAAGCCATTGAGTGACTTGTCTGAACCATCAGTGATAAAGCCCTGACGATGCATTATTTTCCAGATAACCCGGATCTTATCTGTCACTATCGGGGCTGCTTTGGGCTGTGATGGACGCAATGATTTCTCTCGTTTAAAACCCTTACGTTCCATAATTTTTAACACAGCTTCCAGCTCGCCGACTTTCATATCACGGCAGCTTTTTTTTCCGGGGACAGCCCCGGAAAGCACAGAACGGTAGGTTTCATCATCAAGCGCCAGCTTTCTTCTGGCGACGTGGATCAGTTTGATTAAGTTAGCTCTCTGCATTTTTCATCACCTCGCAGAGGGGAGTTAAAAGCTCCAGACCGTCAATTTTACGGTACTGGCTGACCAGTGACGCAGCGGTACTGAAATGGCACACACGGTATTCCACCACCTCATGCACATACGCATTTTCTTTCCGCTTCAGCCAGCGTTGCCCGTCTCTGGTTTTAGACGCACGACGAATGATTGAAGCGCCGGGTTTGTAGGTCTTACGCCGCCACACAAGCTCAGTGAGGGGCCGATACTCATCATGTTTTTTCCAGCCCCACGCCTCGCAGCGGGTATCATCGATCCAGACAATCAGTGCGGTTTTGTTCTCAGAGACGAATGACTTCATGACGCTAATTACTTCGCCTGAAGGTAACTTAAATTTTACCTGACAATACAGGTCGCCCAGCATGTTCTGGATACCTTTCCACTGTTCTTTTGAAATAGTCATAACGGTTTATTCTCCTGATACAGACCCGGCTCCCGAATACGTTGAGGGAGACTGGTCCGCAGGCAATCATTGACGCTGATAAGCCCGTGCTTACTTAAATAATGCATTGCTGTATCTGGCAATTTACATTCTGGCCGCGCACTACGCAGTGAAGAACCAAGGCGTTTGAGCAGCATAACGAGTTCAGGCTTCCTCATATTTTCATCAAGCAGTCTGCGGGCCAGTTCTCCGGCCCAGCCGTTACACTTCGCTGCCTGACGCAAAAAACCTTCATCAATAACCGGCTCATACTCTTTAAACGGTTGTTCGCCGGACAGTGGTACAGCGCCTTCTTCTGGATACAAAAGGGATTCAATAAGCAGACCTTCATACGGCTCCAGCCCTTCCTGCGGACAACCTGCAATAGTGCCGGGCCGGATACAATATTCTTCATCAAGTTCATCGTTTACAGGGTCAACACAAACATCCAGCCCGGCAAACTCCGCCGCTTCCAGAATCTGACGCGCCGACAGGATCAGAACCGTATGACGCTGACTGCGTACCGTCTCGATCGCTTCCTGTACCATATCGGGCAGGAACCGCTCATCAACATTGAGTTCCAGGCCGTTAATAGCCCGAATAAGGCAGTTAATCGCATCATTTCTCCAGCGGATCTCGTCTTCATATCGTTGATTGCTCATAAAACAATAACCTCCGTTGTATCCAGTGGCAGGTAACGCAGTATGTGCCGGTCAACGATTTCACCCGTTGAAACGCACTTAAAATGACTCAACCGGACATCAATACTCGCAAGAATAAACGGAGGCCATCCCTGCGCCCGTTTAGCCCTGTCAACCTCGGCCACAACATCAACGGACTCACATGTTTTTGGGCCACGGGCCAGCCGCATAACCCATGCAGGAAACGTATTCCCTTCAACCCATGAATAACTGCTGCGGCGGGACTCGGAAGGTTGACGGCAGATGTCGTAATAGCCGTTTTTTTCCGCCAGAGAACCGCGATCAACTGCCTCGCGAATAACAGAGATAACATCCTGTGGAGCAGCATTAATTGCGCAGGCAATCTGGGTGCATGTAACCGGGCCAGAAGCCCGGATGTATGTTTTAATTACGCTGATTAAGGATTGTTCACTCATAACATCACCACTAATTCATAAGTCAGATAAACGCCGGAAAAGAAAAGGAGCCAAAGAAATACCTGGGCTGACGGTGTGTATTTCATGCTTTTTGTTCCCGCCGTTGCTGTTCGCTAATCATCTTTTGTGCCGCCTGCATAAGCAGGCCGATCGCCATTCTGGTTTGTGCTGCGGCATGGCGATTACTGGCGTTTATATCGATATAAAGTGACTCAGCCATATCAAGCGCGTCTCCCGCATCCGAAAGTAGTTCACGGACTGAGGGCGAAAATACGCTGGCAGGTTCACTGTCCAGCCCTACGCGCCGGGCCAGACGGTTTAACTTTCTGGTTTTATGCTGCTCAATCATGGCGTCCATACCGTTATGGCGAAGTTGTTCAATCATTATCTCGACGTCTGCGGCTTCTTCCGCGACGCTGTTACCGTTCGCTTTGTGGTTAACAAAACGGGCGCAGGCAGCGGCCAGTTCGTTGCATTCTTCCGCTACGGTTAGTACTTGCGCGTCATACCCCCAGCGGGCAATAGCAGCATCGTAAATCAGTGGCTTACACATCGCTGTCATCCTCCGCATCATCAGCTTGTTTCATAGTTATGGGGAATGGCTGGAACTGAAGAAGGGCCAGTTGAACACCGATTCTGATAAAACGGGTCTCTCTAGTGTCAGCCCCAAACTCCATTGAGCCGCTCTCACCCATATCCAGACGAATATCGGCATCTTTCTCATCAATAATCATCTGGCATTTTTCGACGCGATTTTGATGCCATGATTTCAGTTCGATAATCATCGAAATTAATTGTTGCTCATTCATAAAATATTCCTTCTGGTTAATCCGGCGCGAACGAGTCCCCGACGCGCTACGCCGTTTCAAAATAAATTACGTGTCTAAATAACTTTAATTAGTAGCTGACTGCTCAAACGGAATAATTGAAAAGTCTTCAACTCCTGATTTAACCGTTATTCCTGCAACGCCTGCCACCGCACCAGGCTCGTTAAGAATTGCCTCTTTGTTTATCTCCTCTTTAATCCGAATAAAGCGACTGAGGCCAAGACGGCGCAACGTTTCCATTACTGAGTCAACACCCCGAACCGTGACCGATGGAGGACGAACACGCCACTGTACATCGCCGGTAACAAGGTTTGCAGTTTTGACCTTGCCGCCGTTTGTCAGGTCACTGCGGTTTGCTTCGCACCAGTTCTGCACACCTTCTGACAGGGTTTTAAGCTGTTCCTGAAGAGGTTTAATTTTGTCGGCATACTTCAGAGTGACAGCCGCTATCTGGTCATTCATTTCGGTTTCAAGGCGAACAATCTCACGCTGGAAATCTCCAATCATGCGAATATCACGCACCACATCTTCACGCGATTGCGACACATATAGAGCCGCAGCAGCTTTAATACGTTTTGGTTTAGATGCCATCTATTTATTCTCCCGTTTATTCAATTCTTTTACGAAACGCGTCAGAGCGTTCATTCCTTCATCCTGACTGGCTGCTTCAGGTATGCCTGGTACAAATATGTCGTCAGATGTACGAGAGTGACGGGTAAGAACATCCACACGCTCCCGGACACTATTTTCTTCACCGATCAGAATCGGTAATGCTCCGCCCGGACATGTCTGACCGAACTCAATAAGGCCGGAGGCCCAGGCGTAAGCAACTATTTTTTTCATCACTGCTGTCCTTTAATGTTTCAGATTATCTGGCGTATAAATGCCACACTCAGCGACTTGCCCCATCGCGCGTAATACCTCAACCAGCTTATTCATGGCGAGGCTGATTATCTCCTGACGGTTATTAGCCATTACGATGGCGAGTGCGCCTGTCGGGCTGTTTTTATCACCATCAAACTCGACATGTATTTGGGTGGTGATCCCGTCAATCACCCCTTTCTCAACGGACGTGGTGAAATCACTTTTGAATTCAAAGACGACTTTTGCCATTTTTATTTTCCTTTATTTAGCGCCAGATAATCTGGCAACCATTTAATGCAGCAACCCAGACAGAACGGGTGCCGGTATCACAGCATTCCACAATGCGATTTGCAGACTTAACCAGCTCTACCGGAGGGCAGGCGATTTCAAGCAACGGACGCCGCATGAAGATTCGAATATTGGTCACACGGCTTCCACGCTGGCGAAGCCATTCCTGCGCGGCCTCCGCCATGTTGATATGTTCGGCAATACGTTCAGTAATCATTGCGTTGTCCTCTCAGCCACGCAGCAGGGTTGATACATCCACGTCCAGATCCAGATCGCGGAAAGCATCCAGAATGTATTTTTCGTTTACCCGTTCACCATTGCCGTGTGCGGTCATGGCCGCAAGACGCAGGGAGTGGTTAAGAACGCGTAGCGCACCGGGTTTCTGTGCAATCTGCTGTAATAATTCCCGTTCTTTTTCCCCCTCAATCTGCCAGGCGTCTGCAATGGCCGTCACATCGTGCTTTTTGGTTTTATTAATCGCAGTACGTTTTGCGATACGTGAAAACAGGCGGGCAAACTCCACCGTGCGGTTGCCGCCAGTCATGTTGGAATAAACCCGGTGATTTCCCATCAATACCAGGCCAACCTGCGTCGATTCCTGCAATAAGCGCAGTTCTTCCAGCGTTTCCGCGCCCAGGTGGTCGGCTTCGTCAATAATTATGAGTCCCTGCGTTCCCTCCAGTCGGCGGCGCAGGGCACGGGACAGCGGGCCTTTGCGGCGCGGGGCATCATTCATCCCAAGTTCACAGGCCAGTTCCGTCAGGCACTCAAGGACACTGGCGCAGGACGGGGTGATCGTAATCATCCAGACATTCTGATTAGTGCGACGGTATTCCCGCGCCGCTGCTGATTTGCCAACGCCCGGATTACCGCAAATGACCGCGATACTTTCCGTCAGGCGGGCGAAACGGAAATTTGTCCAGATTTGTTTCACCGTGGGCGTTTCAACGAAGCGTGGTGGCTCGGGTAATTCGGCAGCGGATTTCTGGTTATCAAGCCATCCTGCAAGCACCTGCTCAACGCGGGCGTTATCACCGTTGTATTTTTCATTCATGTAACCGCTAATCGTACCGCTGGACAGTCCCGTCTCTCGGGCAACCTGTGCAAACGTCACTTTACCTGCATCAACAAATGAGCGAAGTGTTGCGCGAATATCGGAAATATTCACCGTAGCCATAAATAACTCCATTTTTAAACAGGGTTTAAATTCAAATTAAATGTGATTTAAATAACGTTCTTTCGTTTATTTAATTCCAGAATATCCAGAGAGTGGTTAATCAGTTCATCATTCTCAGTGGCTGAATCCTCATCGTATTTCGACCATGCAACGGTGTTACCTTGCGTCACGGGCCGGAAAATGCCGACAACGCGCGACTCAGGCGGCTCCGGCTCTGCCAGCCGGGGCATAAGTTCGGCAATTTCCAGCGCGTCTTTTTGTTTCTGCGCGGCAATAACAGCTTTGGTCGCAGTTTTGAGCCGTTTTTGCTGGCGTGAATATTCACGTCCGGCCTGGGTGTCATTAAATGCAACCGGGGTAAGACATTCGGCTTCGCAGATAAATTTGCCATCAAGCGTGTAGCAGTAGACGTTGCCATGCAGATTCTGAGGATCGAATCTGACAACGACTTTTTTTACTCCGGCATTCATCAACGCCATACTGTAATAAATGTTTTTCGCGCCTTTCAGCGTACCGCCAGCGGTGAGGCTGAATTCACCTTTATTGCTTACCGTGACGGCTTCAGCAGGCAGCAGGAACATGCGCAGCTGTTCGGCGGTGGGTTTGCGCACGATGGTATTTGCGAACTCGCGTTCAAATACCTGATCAAAAGACCATTTGCCCTGGCACATTTCGGTATTACGCGCTTCCTGGGCGTTAAACATCGCCACGCCTTCTGCCAGGATTTCAAGGAATAACTCTGCGTCAATGACACGCGAGCCATAATTATCAGGCTTATTCATCGGATTAGGTCCGGTGTAAGCACCCGCCAGTGCCGGGTGTTTGTCCACAAACTCTTCCAGACCGCCAACGCCGAACGCACGTTCTATAGGCTTCGCCTGACCCCAGCCTTTACCGGCAACAACTGACGTCCAGTGAATAGTTGCCCCGATGAGCGGAAACAGACCTACGGGATCGTCTTCACGTACTTTAAAGCGGTAACGGTTTTTTACACCGCCAGTCAGCCACTTATTCGCCGCCGCGCGGGTGTTATCAATAGTGATATGAAAATCCTCCGGGATGCCGTACTTTTTTATGACATCCATGAATGACAACCGGATTGAATCGGTGTTTTCACTCACATCACAGCGCCAGCCCACAATTTTTCGTGTCTTAACATCCTGCCAGAACCATGTTTTTGGGCGGATCACTTCGCCGTTAAACCAGCGAACAAAGACGTTATGCAGATAACCATCGCCGTTAATCCATTGCAGGGCGTTCAGATGCTCCACCGTGCGGCGCTGGGCTGGCAACAGATGCATCAGGGCATGTTCGCCCTCGCGGCAGGCCACAGCCATTGCCTTATCAACGTTTTGCTGTACCCGGCGATAGGCCGTCGAGTAAGACGGGATATTCCAGCCGTGGGACTCAGCCGCAAGTTTTAGCCTTGCATAACATTTACGAAACGCGGGTTGCTCCGGGCGCAGGAAATCGGCAAGCAGGAACTGCCAGGCGTCTTCGTCAAACTCGACTTTCTTTGCTTCATGCTTTGAGCCACCGCGTTTGTCGATGAGAACGGCCACCCAGTCGGATTTAGCATATTTCTGCACCTGGTAGTATTTGTCTCTCAGAGAGGCCGCGCTTACCTGAAACTGGCGGGCCGCTGTCTGAAAGGCTGTTTTAGCAGTAATGCCTGAGTTAATAAGCTCATCGGCTAACATGACAACAGGGTGCCATTTCCCGGCCAGTTGACGTTGTGCATCGCTGGCACTGTCCCAGCGCTGCCATAATTCCTGACGTCCATAATCCAGAGATTCAGTCTGTGGGCGGGCGATCTCAATAACGCCATGACTAGTTTCAACTGAACCAACTTGCAAAAAAAGTGCCGTTCTAACTTCAACAGGGAAACTGGAAAGATGGAATTCATATGCCACTCCTTTGATCCCCTTAATTTGCTGGCACTTCCAACCTTCGCGCCGCGCCTTACGGGAGATTGCACTCGATGAGGTTGGTAGCCCTGTTACGCCTTCTAGCTCTTTAGCAGAAAACCACTCTTTCATTTTTAAATTCCCTGTTAATACCTAGATGGCCAGATGATTTGTGGTTCTACACCAAGAGCATCGGCAATGATTCTCTCCGCGCTGGGGTAGCGTTTATCTAACGCATTTTTCAATGTCGTAGCAGATAACTTGTGCTCTCTTCCTAGTGCAGCCAGGGATGTACCCTGCTTATGCAGACTGGCGACGATATCTGCGCGATGCCAGTCAACACACTCACTTTTCTTTACTGTCATAACGTGCGATCCTCTTCTGTTAGCTTATGAGCTACTCCATAAAGTAGCTCATAAGGTACGTTGTGAATACTAATGTCGATTCATTTTCAATTCAATATGTATTCACAATAAACTTTGAAATCTGAGTTAACTCATTGAATTAATTTGGATTTTATTTTTAATTCATTTTCAATACACATGGTATTTAAAAAGAGGTTAGTGATGACCAAAGAATGGTTTACTGCAAAAGAACTTCAGGGTTTGGGGGGGCTTCCTAAGGCTGCCAATAGCATTAGCCGCAAAGCCACTTTAGAAGAATGGAAAAAGCGCCAGAGAAAAGGAGTAAAAGGGGTAGCTTATGAATATCATATAAGCTCACTCCCTGTTGAGGTTCAGAAAACGCTTGTGGATGATGTGGATAGCAAGATTAGACACAGTGATGGTGACAAAAAAATCGATGTTGATAGCCGTTTGATTTCTGCTTTAAGCCTTCTTACACCAGAGGAACAAAGCACCGCAGTTGAGATTGTCAGGGTTGCAGGGATTGTAGGGCTAATGCCAACCATCGTTAGCAAACAGACAGCCCTTGAGGCTCTGGGAGTTACAAAGCAACAGTTACACACTCTTGAAGTCCTTCAGGCTCTGCCTCACGACGTTCTCAAAGAGATTTTGGCGAGGTATGAAGGCCCAAAACAGGGCGGCCCTGTAGCGCCTGAACAGGAACCACATAAATCACGTAAAAAAGCTGGTTAATGGCAGAGGTCTCAACAAAGTACACCAAAGATACCCCAAACGAGCTAATAAAGGGCATGTAAAATACACATTAAAGTGTGTGCAGCGTCATTAAAAAAGCCGATGTCGTTACCAGCTTTGAAGAGATATTAAATGGGTTTTGAATCGCGAATGAATGCTTTACAAAAGTCGCGCATTAAGTGAATCAAGTCCCTGATTTTTGAAATTTGTCGCATTTCATAACTGAGGTGCAAACCCCAACCTTTAGAACAGCCAAAGCCCCACCACCTCTACGTCCCATGAGTTCCCGGATCTTCCAATCTTCTCCCGGTCTAATGTCGTACCTCTAGTGAATCAATACAGCGGTGCTTACCGCGCTGGGAACCTATCTTGCGCCGCGTCTGGCACAGGATGCAGCTCCCAGGGATTTGTTACGCCTGATGGCGCAGCATAAGCGCCCGGCAGCTATCGCCAGCGCGGTAAAAACTGCTTACAGCGAACGGCTGGCACAGGATATGGATATTGAACCGGCGGAGCTGGCGCAACTGATGGAATCAGCAGAAGCCGTGCCGGCGCTGGCCGGGGACGATGATACCGGGTTAACTGACGAGCCGAAGGCATTTGATACCGACAGCCCGATGGAAAGTGTACTGGCGTTGCTGTCCGGCAAAGTTCCTGATGATGTGCTGGAAAAAATTAAATCCGCACTGGCTCCGGCAACTGACGAAGACCCCGAAATAAAAGAGGCTGATGTAAAACCCGACGATGTGAAAGTCGATAAACCCGCAATGGATGCGGCAATCAGGCTGGCAACTGACCAGGCAACGAAACGGGCTGCTGAAAATTTCCGCGCCGTTCGTGTGGCTGAAACCGAGGTGCGGCCGCTGATTGGCGATGTGGTGGCGATGGACTGCGCCGAAGAGGTTTACCGTACCGCGCTGGAACAGACGGGGATCGATATCCAGGGCATTCACCCCAGCGCGTACCGCAGCATGGTGAAGTTTGCCGTTGAGCAGAAACAGACGGCTAAAGGTCCGCGTGTTGCGATGGACCAGGCCAGCGCATCGACGTTTGCGGCAGATTTCCCCGGTGCAAAACTGAAACGAGGTTACTGATATGAATACTTTTCAGACACACATGAACCAGTACCCGGCACCGGGGATTCCGGGGGCATTTGCCAGTGATAACCCTCACGCCTCGTATGTGGCGGGAGAAGGCGCGCTGATTACCGGCCCTGACGGACTGGTTATTGCCCGGTTTGCCTGGGTAACCAAAGGCGTTGCCGCCAATGAGGGAACCGGTGCGCCGGCGGGTTTTGTTCCGCGCGACGGGCAGGCTTCTGTTGTGGAATGGCTGGCTGGCGACTCGAACACTATTTACCCGGGACGTGAATGTACCCTGATGGTATCGGGGGACTTCTGGGCGCTGACCACCACCGCTGCGACGGTCGGGCAGAAAGTTTTTGCCTCCCTGACCACCGGGGAGATAGCCACAGGGGCGGCAGGCACCACGATGGCGGGTTTTGTCGAAACCGGGTTTTCCGTTGCCAGCGCTGCGGCGGCGAAAGAAGTTATTAAGATCAGCACCTGGAGCAAATGATGAATAAATTTAAACAGCATTATGCGACGGTAAGCCGCGACTACGGGATTATCCTTCCCGGTGCGCAGGCTTATTTGCCCCCGGAATACGCCGCCGATTACGGACTGGCGATGGACGCGCAGCCTGCGCTGGTTACCGCGGCTAACAGTGGTATCCCTGCATATTTCACCAATTACGTTGAGCCAGAACTGATCCGCGTGCTGGTGACGCCGATGAAAGCCTCTCAGATTCTGGGCGAAACCAAAAAAGGTGACTGGACGACACTGTCGGCACAGTTCCCGATTGCAGAATCTGCCGGGGAGGTGAGTTCCTACGGGGATTACAGCAACAACGGTATTGTGACGTCTAACGTCAACTGGGTACCGCGCCAGAGCTATCACTTCCAGACGTTTACCCGCTGGGGCGAGCGAGAGCTGGATATGTACGGCGCAGCCCGTATTGGCTGGGCGGCAGAGCTGAACGTGGCATCGGCACTGACGCTGAATAAGTTCCAGAATAAGTCCTACTTCTATGGTATTGCCGGACTGGCGAACTACGGTTTGCTGAATGACCCGTCGTTATCCGCACCGATAACCCCGGATACCGTGGACGGTAAGCTCAAGTGGGACGACAAGGACGGACAGGGCGTGTATGACGATGTCGTGAAGCTCTTTAAACAACTGGTGAAACAGACTAACGGCCATATTGAGCGTACCGACAAAATGAAGCTGTGCATGTCGCCGCTGGCGGAGGTGAACCTCACCAAGACTAACCAGTACAAGGTTAACGTGTCCGATCTGCTGGCGAAAAACTTCCCGGCGATGACCATTGAAACGGCGGTTGAATACACCTCTGACGCTGGCGAGCTGGTACAGCTTATCGCGGAGCGTCTGGGGGAACAGGATACAGGCTATTGCTCTTTCACTGAAAAAATGCGCGCCCATGCGGTAGTGACTGAATCATCTGCCTGGAAACAAAAAAAATCTGCCGGTACCTGGGGGGCGATTATTCGCCAGCCGCTGGCGTATGCACAAATGCTGGGGGTGTGAGTCATGGCTGAAATGGTAACAGTGGGCTGCAAATTGCCGAACGGTCTGATGCTGGAAGTGGGACCGAAACAGGTACAGGTAGCAGGCTGGCGGAATAACGCCGTTAAAATCGTTGGGGGCTATGGCCTGACGCAGGTTGAAAAGGCGTTCTGGGAAGCCTGGCTGGCGGAGCACTGCCAGCAACCTTATGTGAAAAACGGCGTTATTTTTGCGCAGGACAAGGCGAACAGCGCTGCCGCGCAGGCTACGGAGCAGAAAACCGTGAAATCCGGTCTTGAACCGCTGCCGCAGAAAAATCCGGCTCCGGGCATTAACCGCGATGATGAAGTGATGGACAAACCTCAGGAGTAAAACGGTATGGGTACGGTAACGTTTGACTGGCAGGCATTTTCGGCCCTTTACCCGGAGTTTTCCGCTGTTGGTCAGGTTTCCGCAGCCGCCATGTTTGGTAAAGCGACCACGTTATACCTGGATAATACGGACGACAGTCCGGTTACCGACCTGAACGAGCGGGAACAGCTTTTGTTCCTGCTGGTTGCGCATCTGTGCTCGTTACGGGGACTGGGGAGCGGGAAAGATGGACAGGCCGGACTGGTGGGACGTATCACCAGTGCGTCGCAGGGTTCAGTTTCCGTCTCCGTGGATAATAGCGGCAGTAACGATGCGTCGTGGTGGTATCTCCAGACACCTTACGGCGCTGATTACTGGCAGGCGACGGCACCGTACCGTTCAATGGAGTATGTACCGGGCGGTTCACCTTCGCGTTATCCGGGGCATTATTACCGGGGATACGGGAGGGGGCGTCGATGGTAAACAAAGTTACGGGCGGCAGACAGTTCCGGCAGAAGCTGAAACAGGCCGCAGATAACCTTAAATCGGGCAAAAGCCTCAAAGTGGGTTTTCTTGAAGGGGCAACCTACCCCGACGGTACGCCGGTGGCGTATATCGCCGCCATTAACGAGTTTGGCGGTAGTGCGATTATACCCGCTCGCGAGCAGACGCTTCACTTTCGCTATAACGAAAAAGCGGGAGAAATCGGGCACCGCTTTGTCAAAGCCGGTAAGGGTAATTTTGCTCAGGATGTGGTTATTCCTGAGCACACAGTCACCATTCCACCCCGTCCGTTTTTCCGTAAGATGATCGAGTATAAAAGCCCCGAATGGGGCGAAAAAATGGCGACGCTTTTACGGGCGAATGATTTTGATACCGCGACCGCGCTGGTGTACATGGGGGAACATATCAAAGGGCAGTTGCAGATGTTTATTCGCGACTGGAAAAGGCCGCCCAACGCCGCATCCACTGTCCGGCAAAAGGGCTTTAACAACCCGCTTATTGAAACCGGTCATATGATGAACAGTGTCGATTATTCTGTTGACGGGGGCAAAAAATGAACCTCCACGGTATTGTTTCCGGCGCGGTACGCCGGGTAAATCCTTATACGGACGCGCTGGTTTATCGCTCGCGCGGGAGTACACAGCAGGCGGACTATTCCCGCGTGCCTGAGTATGAAGATCCGGTTTCCGTCAGGGTACAAAAACAGGCCGTCACCCAGGCGGATTTACGTCATCTCGACAGTCTGAACCAGCAGGGTGTTTTCGCCACACTGTATACCGACGGTAACTGGTGCGGGCTTAACCGTACCCGGCAACAGGGTGGCGATAAATTTGTCATTGGCGATGAAACGTGGCTGGTGGTTGAGGTACCGGAAATCTGGCCGGACTGGACGAGGGTTATTGTATGTCTTCAGGTGTGACCCTCTCCGTTACGGAAAGCGATCTTTATCAGGCCCTCGGTGATTATCTCCGGGGGCTTTTTTCTGATGCCGGGATTGAACGAACACAGCAGAACCGGGTCCCGATGCCTCAGGGGGACTTCATCACCATGACAGGTATTGATGTTACCGGATTATCCACTGCGGTAGTGACATACTCTGCGCCGGAACAGGCCGGTGAAGGCTCTCAGCATATCACCCGTACCACAAAATGGCGTTGCCAGCTTGATTTCTATGGGCCTCATGCGGCGGATAACGCGCAGGCGCTGGCAACGCTTTTCCGGTCTGAATTTTCCGTGCAGCTTTTCCGGCAGACAGGTGGGCTGATTTCCCCGCTGTATTGCTCAGATCCCCTTAATACCACGTTCGTCAACGGCCAGCAGCAGTATGAACCGCGCCGGACGCTTGATATTCAGATGCAGATTAACCCTGTGGTCACAACACCCCTGATGTTTTTTGACAACGTGATCACCCGGACAACGGAGGCTGATAATGCCAATCCCACTCAGTAAAGATGTACAGATAAATCCCGGTGTGCTGGCTGTGGCGGGTAATGCCGTCGATCTTAATGGCCTGTTGCTGACCGGAAATCCACTACTCCCGGTCGGCGGTGTGGTTCCGTTTTCCTCCCCGGATGATGTGTCCGCGTATTTTGGTGCATTATCCGATGAGTACGCACGCGCGCAACTTTATTTTCAGGGCTTCAAAAATGCCACTAAAACGCCGGGACAATTGTTGTTTTCCCGTTTCAATCTTGCCGCATCGGCGGCCTGGTTACGTAGTGGTTCGTTTAAGGGCGTGACTATTGAACAGCTACAAAAACTTTCCGGTACGCTGACGCTGAGTATTAACGGGAAAAGCGCCAGCGCTGAGGTGAATTTTAACGGTGTCACCAGCTTCGCTGCTGCTGCAACGGCACTACAGACAGCGCTGACCGCGGCGGTGGCAACAGTGGTATTCGATACCACACAGAATGCTTTCGTCATTACTGCCGCCGGGGCGAAACCGGAGAGCACCACGATAACGTTCGGCAGTGGATCGGCTGCGGAACCCCTGAAGATGACCAGTAATACGGGCGCGGTGATATCCCAGGGTGCGCCTGTATCTGATGTACCTGACACGATGGCAGCCATTAAGGACGCTTCCCAGCAATGGGCGGGATTTTCCACAGTATCTGAAGTCACTGACGAGCAACACCTGGCGTTTTCTGCCTGGGCAAACGGGCAGGGCAAGCGTTACTTTTATGTGGCATGGACAACCAGTGGTAAGGCCAAAGTAAAAGGGGATACCAGTCATATCGCATACCAGATAATCACCGTCAATAACTACAGTGCTGTTGTACCGGTTTTCGCGTCTGATGGTAACCGGGCGGCTGCGGTACTGGGGTATGCGGCGTGCCTTGATTTTGTCCGACCAGAGGGACGCGTGCCGTTCAAGTTCCGCGAGTATGAAGGTCTGGCCGCTGATGTTACCAGTGGCAGCGATTACGATGCACTGATAGCCGCAGGTTACAACTTCTATGGGAAATATGCGGAAAACAGTGTGGTGGAAGATTACTGGGCGGATGGCACCATTACCGGCGATTTTAAATGGCTGGACAGCTTCTGCGGGCAAATCTGGCTGAATGCCAATTTGCAGGGATCTGTGATCTCGTTATTCAAGTCAAACCAGACTATCCCCTACAACAATGAAGGGCGCGCGCTGGTTGCGGCATCAATGAGTGACGTTATCCAGCAGTACAAACGCTGGGGCGGTATCCGTGAGGGGGTGACACTGACGGAGGCGCAGAAGAAGCAGATCAACAATGTTGTGGGGGAGGATGTTTCTTCAACGTTGTTTGCCACCGGCTACTACCTGTATATCGGCGATATGCTGCCTTCTCTGCGGGCAACACGTAGCAGCCCGTCCTGTACGCTCTGGTACTGTGACGGCGGCAGTATCCAGAAACTTGTTATTGCATCCACGGAGGTCCAGTAAATGTCAGGTAATAACAACACCATCACTGCGGCGGATGCCATTATCACGCTGACAGTGAATAACCTGTATCCCTCCGGCGTACAACTTCAGGGATTTGCCGCAGATAACGTTTATGGCACCGATCCGCTGGTACTGGCGGAAACCGTCCGCGGTATTGACGGTAAACTGTCTGCGGGATTTGTGTACAGCAACATTATCCAGACGTTTCACATCATGCCGGACTCACCCAGCCGGGATATTTTTGATACCTGGTCAACCACATCCAGGACCAGCAGGGCTGTCTTCCGTTGTAATGCTGTCGTGCTGCTTCCGGCGATAGGCCGTAAATATACCTGCGTAAATGGCGTACTCAAACAATGGAAAGCGCTGCCTGACGCGGCGCGTACATTGCAGCCAGGACAGGCGGTTATCGAGTGGGAAACTATCACTCCGGAGGTTTTTAACTGATGGCCCGTAAAGAGAAATTTATCACTATTGATGGTCAGGGGCGGGATAACGGCAAGGTATTTCACCTTACCGAAATGTCTGCCTCGCAGGCGGAATGGTGGGCGATGCGCGCCATTATGGCGATGGGGCGTGGCGGCGTGGAGTTACCGGATGATGTTCGCAGTATGGGGATGGCTGCGCTGGCGCTGGAAGGGCTGAAAGCGTTGTCAAAAATCCCGCCGGAAGAAGCCCGTCCACTGCTGGATGAAATGATGGAATGTATACAGTTTGTTCCCGATCCGAAAAATCGTGGTATACGGCGACCTCTTATTGAAGACGATATAGAGGAAATCACCACCAGGCTTAATTTACGTGCGGAGGTATTCAGACTGCATGTGGATTTTTTCAGTCCCGCCGCCAGCTAGATATTCCCCCGCGTTATCTCGGCCCCGACAGACCGTTCGGGGTGGTGGATTACGTTAACGTTCCCCGCACCATTGCGACCGTTATCTCCTCCGGTAAGGCTTCAAAAGCCGAACTGGATTCCGTACTTGGTGTGCAGGCTTATGGGATCTGCTTGAGATTATTCAGGTGGACGCCCATAACGAACGTGTGATGCAGGAGACACAGAATGGCAGCGGTACTTGATGAGCTGGTTCTGGCACTGGATATAGAAAGTAAGGACTTTACCGCCGGGGAACAGGCTGCGCACGCTGCACTGGACCGACTGACCGCCGCAATGGAGCGGGTGGCGGATGTTTTCGAACTGGGGCAAAAACAGGCCAGTAATGCCCTGGCGAAAACAGGCAGTGATGCGGATAAAGCTGCACGTGAGACGGAAGCCGCCGGTGAGCGCACGGGTAAGGCTCTGAAGAAAACAGGCTCTGACGCTGATAAAACTGCCGCGAGTATGGAACAGGCGGGGAAGCGAACCGGTGATGCCATCGCGAATACCGGAAAAAAGGCCGAAAAAACCGCTAAGAGAATGGAGGCAGCAGGCAAACGGGCATCAACGTTTTTTTCCGGCATACGTACTCAGATACTGGCGCTGGCAGGCGTCACCCTGACACTGGGGGGAATTAAAAGCCTGGTCACGGGGTTTGCCGGTGATCTTAACCGGCTGTCAATTTCCTCCGATGCCTTTGGCATGAAAGCGAAACATCTGGACGGCTGGATACGCGCAGGGCAGGCGAATGGTGCTGACGCTGGCGAGATCACCGGGGCGTTTTCCCGGATTACGGATGCAAAAGCCGCGTTCAAAGCCGGAAAGTCCTTTGATCCTGTGTTGCAGGATTTGTTTCAGGTTGCAGCCCGTGCGGGTGTCAGTGTTGATTTAAATACCGACAGTACCGAAGTCATCATGCGCAAGCTGGCGTCTGCCTTTCCGCGACTGACAAAGTCAGAACAGACAGCCTACGGTAATGCGCTGGGATTCAGTTATGCCGGGCAGCAGTTTCTTGGCTCAGGCCATGCTCTTCAGGATGTGGATGACTTTACATCCCGTTCGCAGGTCTCCGACGATAAAATCCGGAAAGCCCGCAAATTGCGGGAAGCCCTTGCAGAACTGGACCAGGTATGGACAACAATTGGTCTGACTATAGGTACGGCACTGATGCCGTATGCCACGGAATTCAGCAAATGGCTGGAGAAACTCGGTGACTGGATGCAGCAACATCCGGAGGAAGTGAACAAGTTTATCACCACATTTCTGAATAAAGTTGAGTCAGTGGCCTCCTGGGTGAATAAGGCTGCCGGAGAAATGGGGGGCTGGCAGAATGTCATTATTACGCTGATCGGGCTGAAAGTGGCGTCATGGGTACTGGGGCTGACTAAGGCCCTCAACGGTCCCGGCGGCCTTCTTTTTGCGATAACGGCGCTTTACCCGGTTGTTGACGGGTTAATGACATCCATCGTTGGCAGGAAGAATAAGGACTGGCTGGATTCGCATGGTTTTTTCTGGGCTTCAGACGGGACTTTCTTTTTCAATAAGAAAGAGATGGAGGAATACCAGGCAAAACTGGATGCCGGAGAAAAGCCTGGCAACATCACCCATGCACAATCACCTACAGTATGGCAGCAGGGAATGCTGGATACTCAGGCTTCTCTGGCAACCGGGAGGGGAGCAGCCTCCGGGGCATCCTGGCTACAGGGTATGCGTGCGACGCAGGAAAAACTCGGTAATGCCATGCAAAACCGCCCGCGTCCGACGAAGGCCGGGGAGGCTCTGTTAGGCTGGCTGCAACCGAAACTGTCCCAACTGGAGGCAAAATATAACCTGCCGACCGGACTGCTGCGTAGTGTTGCGATCACTGAATCCGGTGGTAATCAGTTTGCCGTCTCACGCGCTGGTGCGATGGGACTGTTTCAGTTCATGCCGCAGACGGCTAAGGAATTTGGTCTGAGGGGAAACGATGCCTTTGATCCTGCAAAATCCGCTGATGCCGCCGCGAGAAAACTTGGTGGCCTGCTGCGGTTTTTTCATGGCGATCTGGCTAAGGCTCTGGCGGCATACAACTGGGGTGAGGGAAATGTTCAGCGTAAGGGGCTGGCTGCTGCTCCGGAGGAGACACGTAACTATATTCCCCGCGTTCTGGCGAATCTGCCCCATCCGGGGGCGGCAATGGCCGTACAGTCGCGTCATCCGGCGCCTGTATCTCAGTCCACCGTAACGGAAACCACGCATATCGGGACGCTGAATGTCACTACAACCTCGGACAATGTGAAGGGCATTACCGATGATGCGCGTAGGCGTATCAGGAATTCGGCGCTTGTTTCAGTTTATTCCAGCGGGGTAACAGGATGAATTTCTCTTTGGATAATCTTTCCCTGAATAACTTTTCGCTCAATGAAAGTAACGTACTGAGTGCCGTTCGTGGCGGCGGTGTCCTGGGACTCATTAACAGTGTACTGGCACCGTCATTCGGTATTTATTACGCATGGAATGATCCGGCTGGTGTTCACCAGAAGGGCGGGAAGCCTTTCTCCCCGGATTCTTTTGTTGTCGTTGAGGTGGGGGCGGAGGCTTCTGTTTCCACCGCCCCCGTCGAACAGGGAGCCTATACCACCTTTAATAAAATCCAGCGACCACCGGAACTGCATGTAACTTTCACTGTAGAGGGGGGGACGGCATTTTCCGGGGCTGTCCCGAACCTGACAAATTTTTCCACCACCTCGCGATCGAATGTGCTGGAAACGCTTGAAATGATGCGTACCACAGCAGGACTTTACGATATTGAGACGCCGGACAAGACATGGACATCCTACGACCTGGTGAAATACGACTACCGAACGCGAAGTAATAATGGACCGACATTACTGACGGTCAGCGCAGTATTCCAGGCGGTAATGAATACAGGAGAGGTGTCAGTGGGAAGTACGGATAACCAGTCTCCCACGGACAACGATAAAGCAAAAGGGGCAGCATCGGTTAAAACTCAGCCAGTTACGGCGTCGGTGACACAACCGTCAGACGCTGACAGACGGAGCGTCACGAACAGGGGGATCACCTGATGCTGGAAATTGTTTTATCTCCCGTCAAAGCCCAGCAGTTTACGGTGACACTGGGTGCTCAGGTCTGCACCATTCGCCTGAATCAGCGTACTACGGGTATGTATATCGATATTACCGTTAACGGTGAACCGTGCCTGTATGGCGTGTTGTGCCTGAACAATAACCGGATTGTCCGGTACGGATACCTGCCGTTTCAGGGCGATCTGTTTTTTTCCGACACGGAGGGGAACCACGATCCCGACTGGCGGGGGCTTGGTTCACGGTACCGGCTCTACTGGCTGTCGCCTGAGGAGCTGACATGAGCTATGTACAGCGTGACATTACCGTGGAGTTCACCCTGTCAGACGGGCGGACGTTCGACAATGGTAAGGGCAATATTCTGACTGTTTCAGGAGCTAAATGTTTTGCCACTGTCACGGTATATGGCGGAACTGCCGGAACGCAGATAACCCTGTATATCTGGGGGCTGTCTCCGGCGCATATGGCCGACCTGAGTTATCGGGGCGTGTGGCGACCCGCTCAAAGTACGGCCAATGAAATGCGGGTACGGGCTGGTGGTCGGCTTATTTTCGAGGGAGATATTACCGATGCGTATGCGGACTACAACCAGGCGCCGGATATACCCCTTATTCTGACCGGGCAGGTTAGTTTCAACCTGCGTAATCAGACAGCGGCCGATTTCAGTGCGAAAGGTGATGTGCCTGTTGCAGATATCATCCGTGCTCTGGCGTCATCTGCCGGGCTGAAATTTGAAAATCAGGGCGTCAGTCGCAGCCTGTCGAATCCACACTTTTCCGGAAACCTTGTACAACAAATGCTGGATGCCGCTTCAGCCGCCGATATTAACATCGATCTGGGGGACGCGGAGAAAGTCACCATCTGGCCGAAGGACAAAGCCCTGGATATTCCGGCTGTGCATATTTCGCCGGACCACGGGCTTATTGGATATCCGGTCTATACCATGACCGGCCTCAGCGCCACCACGACATTCTGCCCTGATCTTTTCATTGGTCGGCGGGTCCATCTGGAATCGTCACTACCTAACGTGACAGGCGATTACCAGTTAACCGGAGTGATACACACCATTACCTCGCGAACCGTGGGCGGTCCGTGGAGCTCCAACTGTACCATGACAAGGCTTAACGATAATGGCACAACTACTCAGTAATCCGACGGACGTAAACAGCGAAATCAATGCGCAGGACTTTATGCTGCGGCAGTTTCTCGGGAAACACGTATTTATCACTCTGGGGCAGGTAGTGGCGGTGGAGGGGGAGTTTATTGATGTCCGACCGATGGTAATGGGCGTTGCAGCAGACGGTTCCCCGGTTGAGCATGAGGTGATTTATAACCTTCCTGTATGGCGGCTACAGGGGGGCAGCAATGCGGTGATTATGCCGCCACATGTGGGCGATATTGGTTTCCTCGGCATCTGCGACCGGGATATCAGTGCGGTAAAAGCCACGCGTCAGGCCGCGATGCCGGGATCAAAACGCACTCATAACTACGCCGATGCCATCTGGCTTGGTGGTGTGCTTAACGGTGCGCCCGTACAGTTCGTGGAATTTGCTGACAACCAGATACGGGTTATTTCCCCCTGGAAAGTGGAGATTTCTGCGCCGGAAGGCATCGTGAACGCCTCGAAAAGTTTCACTGTTAACTCTCCAAAAATCGCGCTTAACGGGGATGCTGCCGTCAGCCAGGGGCTTAATGTTACCGGACAGTCTGAACTTTCCGGTGGCGCGCAGATTGGCGGTATTGATTTTGGATACCATGTTCACAGTGGTGTTAAGTCCGGCGGTTCTACCACGCAGGGACCGCAGTAAACAGGAGAAAATATGCAGTCACGATCGCTTCTTCTCGACACCGGGACATGGGACGTCCTGCTTGATGATACCGGTAATCTTGCCATTACTGATAATCCCCATGCGGTAGCCCAGGATGTGGCGTGTGCGTGCAGTACCTTTCTGGGGGAGTGCTGGTACGACTCAACGTCCGGCATACCTTACTGGTCACGCATCCTCGGACACTGGCCCGGCACGCAACTGGTGAATGCCACCCTGCAACAGGAAGCACTTAAACTGCCGACCGTGAGCGCCGCAATTTGCCAGGTCACTGTTGATAAAGCCCGGACAGTAACGGGAGTGCTGCGTATTACAGATACCAATAACGACATTTTTACGGTTCTGCTATGAGTGAAAATAAATCTTTTTCTACCGCAGTACCCGCTGTACGTATTATGGACAGCGGGCTGAACGTGCCGGATGAAGCGGATATTCTGAGCGGCAGGCTCAGCGATTTTTCCGGTGCGCTGGGCGGCGCAATGAGTACCAGTCTGAGCAGTCCGCAGGGGCAGCTTGCATCAAGCGAAAGTGCCATTATCGCGGATAAAAACGATCAGTTGCTGTATATCGTTAACCAGGTAAACCCTGACTTCTCCAGTGGACGCTTTCAGGATGCAATAGGAAAGATTTATTTCCTGGAACGGCGCGGGGCTACAGGTACGACAGTAACGGCAACCTGTACCGGGCTGGTTGGTACGCTGATTCCGGCGGGCAGTATGGCGCAGGATGAGGCCGGATATAAGTACGTCAGTCTGTCAGACGCCACAATCGGCGCATCAGGGCAGGTTGATGTGGTATTCCTGAATTTGTCCACCGGGCCTGTCGGCTGCCCGGCGGGAACTCTGAATAAAATTTATAAGGCAATACCCGGCTGGTCAGGTGTCACTAACGCCAGTGCAGGTGTACCGGGCAGCGACGAGGAAACCCGCGCGGACTTTGAAAATCGTCGGCGTAATTCAGTTGCCCGTAATGCCCGTAATATTCTGGAAGCCATCCGGGGTGAAATACTCTCTACGGTAGAAAACGTGGTGGATGTTTACGTCACCCATAATCCGAAAAAAACGGAACAAAAAGCCGGGGTCAGTCAGTATCCGTTAACACCCGGTTCGTTTTATGTTGGCGTGTACGGCGGCAGTCCGGCAGATATCGCGGCGGCCATCTGGCGTAAGGCTCCGCCGGGTATTGATATGAACGGCGACACAACGTTCACCGTTGCGGATAAGGAGTACGATCCGCCGTATCCTGAATACGTGATCACCTGGCAGACACTCAAACCTGTCAGTCTGCATGTCAGTGTGACGCTGAAAAAAAGTGACTACCTACCCTCAGATATTACCCAACAGGTACAGCAATCCGTGTTGTCCGCGTTTAACGGTACAGATGGTGGTCTGCGGGCAAGGGTAGCCTCTGTTGTCTCCGCAGGGCGCTATTATGCCTGCGTTTACAAAACCGATCCGGAAAATATCGATATTCTGGGCCTTACTGTGAGTCGTGACGGCTCGTCATGGACAACTGCTGTCACTTTCGGGATAGATGAGATTCCGGTTCTGGATGTGTCGAATATCGGTGTGAAACTACAGGAGGCGTAACGTGCAGAATGTGGCTGCAACCGTGCTTGCACAGTATGCCGCCAGCCCCCGACTCAATGCCCTCATTAACAGCTTTAACGCAGCGCTTTCCCCCGACAGTTTTATCAATGATTTTTATGACCTTATCTGGAACATCGATACTGCAGAAAAGTACGGTCTTGATGTCTGGGGAAAGATTGTGGGCGTCAGTCGCCGGCTGACGGTAAAGGACGATTTTAATTACCTGGGCTTCAGCGAGGCCCGGATGGACAACCCGGTAATGGATGACCCGCGTCCGTTTAATCAGGCACCGTTTTACAGCGGAAAATCGGTTACCCGGACCGTTGACCTGTCTGATGAGATATACCGGCGGCTGATACTGATGAAAGCCATGTCGAATATTACTGACTGCTCTGTGCCGGATATTAACCGGATGCTGCGGTTTATGTTCGGAAAAAACCGCCGGGCTTATGTTCTGAATAATGGTGGACTGAGGATGAGTTACATCTTTGAGTTTGCTCTCTCGTCGGCAGAACTGGCGATTATCCAGTCGTCGGGAGCACTGCCGTCCCCGCCGGGTGTTTATGTCTCAGTGGTTTTAAAGGAGACCAGTAATGAAGCTTAACGATAAACCCCGTCAACTGGCAGTACCCTTTGCGAGTACTGGGGATAAAAATAATATCCCGGACAAGGCGACGCAGCAGACCAAAGAGAGCGGTAACGCGGCGTATGATTCGGGTTTTCCTCCGGTGACCATGACCCCGATATCAGCGGGAGGTATACCGCCACACGGCAAGGATTTTAACGGTCTGATGCACGATATTACCGCAGCAATACGGTACGTCCAGGCTGGTGGTTTGTACACGTATAATGCCGGGTTCGCCGGGGCCATTGATGGATATGCAAAAGATGCCATTCTCGCCGGAGTCTCAACAACAGCGGTCTGGCTGAATACCATTGACGATAACCTGACCGATCCGGAAGGTGCCGACAGCGCTGGCTGGGTAAACCTGCTGGCAGATCCCCTGAAGCTGTTTCTGAGGCAGAAAAACAATCTGTCAGACCTTCAGAATAAAGGAACGGCACGGGATAATCTTCAGGTCTACAGCCAGGAGCAGACGGATCTTAAATACCTCGCAAAAGACCAGAACGGTAGCGATATTCCAGAAAAGCCGCTGTTTGTACAAAATATCGGGGCGCTTCCTGCATCAGGTACGGCTGTTGCAGCGAACAGACTGGCATCACGCGGCGCGCTTCTGGCACTGACTGGTACGACAAGAGGCAGCGATAGCGGCCTGATAATGGGCGAGGTTTACAATAACGGTTATCCAACGCAATACGGGAATATTTTGCGTCTGACCGGAACCGGTGATGGGGAAATCCTCATTGGCTGGAGCGGGACAAACGGTGCGCCAGCGCCCGCATATATTCGCAGCCATCGAGATACCGCCGATGCTGAGTGGTCCGAATGGGCAATGCTCTACACCACACTAAACCCACCTCCGGATTCGCATCCGGTAGGGGCGGCGATAGCATGGCCGTCTGATGCTACCCCAGCCGGTTACGCCCTGATGCAGGGGCAGTCCTTCGATAAATCTGCTTACCCGTTACTGGCTATAGCGTATCCGTCCGGCGTTATTCCTGACATGCGAGGCTGGACAATCAAAGGTAAACCCGCCAGTGGACGAGCTGTACTTTCTCAGGAACTGGACGGTAACAAATCGCACAGTCACAGCGCCAGAGCGCAGGATACCGACTTAGGGACAAAAACTACCTCATCCTTTGATTACGGCACGAAATCGACCAATACCACGGGCAACCATACTCACCAGTTCGGCGGTTATATCAATTCATACTGGGGAGATTCCAATCACACCTCATTTCAGCCTGGAGGTGGTGCATGGACACAGGCCGCTGGCGACCATGCGCATACAGTTTATATCGGAGGACACGAGCACACCATGTATATCGGTCCACACGGACACGTCGTTATTGTGGAC